ATTCGAAAGGCGAAATGCGTGACGCCTATGTCGAGGGCTGGGATTTTCAGGATAGCCTTTGATGCCGCTTTACGATTTCCGCTGCGAAGCGACCGGACATAGGTTTGAGCGGTTCGTTTCGCTGTCGTCCTTTGGGGATCGTCAGGAATGTGGGTGTGGGGCCGGTGCCTCGCGCCTCATTTCCGCGCCAATGCTGAAAGGCGCAACGTCGATCGAACCGACGCTTGGACCTGATGGCAAAATGCACACGGACCTTGCCTCGTATCGCCACAGCTGCACGCCGGAAGGCAATCCGCAAGGCGAAAGGTATCAAGAACTCGGGCGGGACGAAATGCCCGCTTTTAAGGCGCCCGAATTCGATCGGGCGAAAAGGCGTGAAGACATCCGCGCCGGGATTCAGGATGTCAAAGAGGGCCGCGTTCCGCCCGTTGTTACCGGAGATTTACCATGACTGAGCTGGCCGATGCTCTAGAAACCAAGTCGACCGATCTTGAACCGAACGTATCGCCGGGCGTGTCCGGTGGCGGTGAAGTGAAAGATGGCGGAGGCGATGAACCCGTTTCGCTGCGCGATACCATTGCGCAGGAAGTGAAGAACGCTGACAACCCCGCTCCCGAAAACGAAGACAAGGAAGCCGCTGCCGATGACGCCGACGCCACCAAGGAACCCACTGGGGACAAAGATGGCGAAACCAAGGGCGAAAAGGACGGCAAAGACAAGGCTGACACCGAATCCAAGAAAGCGGACAAGGCCGATGCCGATGACGTGAAGCCGGCAAAGCAGCCTGCCGAAAAGCAGCGCGGCGATGATGGCAAGTTTGCCAGGAAGGTTGATGGCGAAGACGATGGCAAAACGGGGCATTACCAGCCGCCGAAGAACCTTCTGCCCGATGCGAAGGAAAAGTGGACCAACGTTCCGCGCGCGGTGCAACGTGACATCGACAACATGGTGCGCGAAAGCGAAACGCGGGTGCAGCAACTGACGCAGCAGACCGAACGCTATCAGCAGCTGCGCGAATTCGATGAACTGGCGCAGTCGAACGGGCGCGACCTGCGTGAAAGCCTCACCAAGCTGAACGAAATCGAAAACGTGTTCCAGCAGAATCCGATCGCCGGATTGAATGCAGTGCTGCAGGAACTGGCGCCGCGCAAGCCTGACGGGTCGGCGGTGTCGCTTTACGAGGTGGCGCAATACGTGGCGCAGCAAGGCCCCGAGAACTGGCAGAAGCTGGCTGCGCCTCCCCAGCAGGAGCCACAAGAGGATCCGCGCATTGCGCAATTGCAGCAGCAGCTGGCGCAAGAACGTGTGAGCAATACGGCGGCGAATGTGATCGAGCCTTTCAAGGCTTCGCATCCGCGTTACGATGAATTGCGCGCGCCTATTGCACAAATCCTGAAATCGGGTATGGTGCCAGCCAGCTTGAGCCCCGCCGATAGGCTTGAGGCAGCGTATGACATGGCTGAACGGCTTAATCCGTCTTCCGGTGTCGCTTCCGCTCCCAAGCCCAAGGCTGGCCCTGACGCCGATGCCCGCGTTGATGAAGACTCCAGCGGGACCAAATCCATCAAATCCGCGCCGGGCTCTGCTTCTCCTGATCTTGCTCCCGACCGCGGTGGTTCCACCGCTGACATCCTGCGCGACGAAATGCGCCGGGCGAAGCGAACATAGAAAGGGCTAGGACATGGCGATTAATCCCGATCGCAATTATGGTCAGATCCTGACCGCTTCCGTCGCACGCCGCTCGCGCGATGTGCAGAATATCGTTTACAACTCGACGCCGCTGACCGCGATCCTCAAGGACATGGGGAAAATCAAGGAAAAGCGTGCGGGCGGGCCGGAGCTTCGCGTTCCGATCATGTTCGACAAGCTGCAGGCGCAGTGGTTCACCGGCTATGACAAGCTGCAGATCACTCCGAAGGAGCTTCTGAACAGCGCGGTTTACAACTGGTCGCGTTGTGTCGGTATGTTCTCGCTGACGGGCACCGAAATGCTCTACAACAGCGGCGAGGAAGAGGCCATCGACCTGATGGAAACCTATATGGACGCCGCTGAGCAGTCCGTGAAGGAAGCCTTCGAGGAAGGCATGGTCGGCGACGGCACCGCTGACGGCGGTCGCCAGATGGTTGGCCTTGGCGCTGCTGTGCCGATCGTTACCAATACGGGCGTTTATGGCGGCATCGACCGTTCTAGCGTGGCCGATTGGCGCACCTCGACCTTCGACATCCCCGCTGGCGATGTTTCGGGCTTCACCTCCTGGGACAGCACCACGGCCCGCGCGATCATCGAAAAGATCACCCTGCAGCGTTCGCGCGGCGGGCGTTATCCTGACCTGATCATTGCGGACGCCAACAGCTACGAAGCCATTTCGGCGGCTTTCGTGGCCCATCAGCGCCTTGCCAGCGAACGCCTTGCGAGCCTCGGCTTCACCGGCATGACGATCATCACACCGGCAGGTCCGGTCGATGTTATCGCTGCTGGCGGTATCGGCAATGTCATGCCCGCAGATACGTTCTTCGGCATCGATACGAAGGGCGCGGCTATCTACACCTTCCCGGGACAGGAATTCGTTCCTTTCCATCCGGGCAATGGTATGCGTCCGATCAACCAGGATGCGGTGGCGCAGGGCGTCGTGTGGACGGGGCAGTTTGTCCTCGAAAACCCGCTCTTCACCTATCGCGCCATCACGGCATAAGGAGGGCTGAAACATGGCTACCACCACACCTTTCCGCACCACCCCGCAGCTGGGGCCGGATCTTCATCAGGTCGTCAAGGCCGACAATGTCTGGTATGAGGGCGCCGAGCAGATCGGCACCCCGCAGCTTGGCGTTGTCGAGTTCGGCGATGACGGCCGCCGTTACATGTGGGTCGAGGCTGACGCCGCGGTCACCGTGGCGGCTTCGCCGGGAACCCAGCTTGCGATCGACGCGGACTTTACCGCAGCCGCTGGCACTGAAGGCTGGTATGCTCCGCACACCGGCTTCTATGACGGCACGATTGCCTCCGGCGATCGGTTCTGGGCAGCTGAAGGCACCCCCTTCGCTTCCTGATAATACAAGGGCGGGGGCTTCGGCCCCCGTTCTTTCCTTTCCAATTGGAGCGTCCATTCCATGACACAAGTTGCAGTAATTGATGAACGTGACCTTCAGGTCACTCCCGTTTTCAAGACCATCCAGGTTGAAGACATCAACGCCTCCGAACGCGCCGGCCATCTGGTCATGAAAACGCGCGAAGTGGTCGAGGTGCGGATCGCGGGCCACCGCGACGTAAAGGTGTTTCCCTCGGATGCGGTCTGGAAGCGCGAAGGTAACAACGCAATCACCTATGCCGAACGCTGGCCGGAACAGTATGCGTCCTATCACAATGGGGATTCGCAGCAGGCGCTTGGCACTCCGCTCGAAATGCTCAAGCCGTATGGCATTTCCGATGCGATGGTTTCCGTTTGCCGCGCGCTGAAGATCTATTCGGTTGAGGCCTTGCACTCTCTTGAGGGGCAGGGTGTCAAGGCGCTCGGCATGAACGGCAATCGGCTAAAGGACGCGGCCCGTCAGTTCATGGCCGAGCGCCGCTCTGCTTCCGACGCCATGAGCGAGGTCGAAGCGCTGAAGGCTCGCATTGCCGAGCTTGAAGCGGCCGGCAGCAAGGTCGATGTGCCGGAAGATGTCCCCAGCGAAGACGAAATCGAGTCGGCGCTTGCTGCTTCGGATTCGGAATTCGCGGGCATGTCCGACGATGACATAAAGGTCGAAATCGCCAGCCTGGCGGGAGCGAAGCCGCGCGGCACACCGACGCGCGAAACGCTTGAAAACAACCTGCGCGATCTGCGCGCAGCGAAAGTGGAGGCAGCTTAATGGCAGTGCTTGCGGCCATGCAGTCGGCGGCAATCCGGCTTGTTGGCCGCAAGCCGCAGACCTTTTTCGATTCCTCACAACAGTTCGAGGCCGAAATGTGCGACATGGCGAATGAAGTCGCCAAGGATGTCGCGCAATACACCGATTGGCAGGAATTGGTGCGGATCGAAACGATTGCAGGCGATGGGGCCACGGCTGAATTCGACCTGCCCTCTGATTTTGATCGGTTTCCGATAACCGGCGCGCTGCAAGACTATTCCAATTGGGCGTGGGGGTATTTCCATTATCTCGACATCAACCAGTTTCTTGCCGATGAAGCGCGCAACTTCAACGCTTCGCCTGGCGGCTGGATTATCTATGACGGGAAAATACGGTTTTCGCCTGTTCCCGGCGATACGGCGCAGGCACGCTTTCCTTACATCACGAAGAACATTGCGCGGGATTTCTCGACGGCCGGCAAGCCTGAATTCACGAAAGACGATGACAGCTTCCTGCTGCCCGAACGGCTGCTAACGCTGGGCCTTGTGTGGCGCTGGCGCGAAAACAAGAAGCTGGATGCGGCTGGTGACCAAGAAGCCTTCATCAAGGCGCTCGATGAATATGCGGCCAAGAACAAGGGGCCTGTCGTGATACGACGCAATGCAAGCCGCGGCATTCCCGGCACGCACACCGCTTATCCGTGGGAGCTTGGCCCCGCTAATTACTGGCCGGCGGCCTGATGGTTTACGCTCGGCGCCAAACACGTCCGAAACCTCGTAACGCGCAGACCCGCAAATGGCCTGCGCCGGTTTCCGGCTGGGTGTCGAATCGGATGTTGTCGGATCCGAAATCGGTCGAGGGCCCTGGCGCGGCGGTGTTGGACAATTTCTTCCCGCGATCGACGGGTGTCGAGCTTCGGCGCGGCAAGGCGCGCTATGCTACGCTGGTTGATGAGACGAAGGGTGTCGAGGCGCTTTTCACCTACCACAACGGCACTACCGAAAAGATGTTCGCCGCGAACGAAACCTCAATCTACGACGTTTCCGATGTGGTGTTTCCTGAACCTCTCGACATTGGGGTCGAAGCGGGCTTGAGCGATGATGTCGACACGCTAGGCGACGGGCTGGGCAATGTGTTTGGCTGGTCATCGACTGCCGGCTTGGAAGTAACGCCGCGCACTTTCAATTCGGCGCAGTGGTCGGTTATCCAGTTCGCTACCACGGGCGGCATTTACCTGATCGGCGTCAATGGCGTCGATGAGGGCTTTATCTATGACGGAACGCGCTTCTATCCGAACGTGGCTGGCGGCATTACCGCGCTGGGCTATGACGCGGAAACGGGCGCTTTTGAGGTAGGCGAAACCGTCACCGGCGGCACAAGCGGCGCAACCGGAACTGTTGTCGAGGTCACGCCCACTACGCTTTACCTGCGGGACGTTTCTGGCGCCTTTGCTGATGATGAGGCGCTGACGGGTTCGGTGGCGGGTGCTGCCACGGCAGATGGGGATGCTGAAATTGCTTCGCCGGGAATGGGTTTCGGGTCGCTGACAAGCGCCGATATGTCGTTCGTATGGGCCTACAAGAACCGTCTTTATTTCATCGAACGCAATAGCCTCAACGTCTGGTATCTCGATGTCGATAGCATTGGCGGCGATGCAACGGTTTTCCCGATGGGCGGCATTTTCGCTAACGGCGGTTCGCTGATGTTTGGCCAGCGTTGGTCCTTGGAAGCCGGTGGGTCGGGCGGCCTGTCGGAGCAAAACATTTTCGTCACGACTGAAGGCGAGGTGGCTATCTATCAGGGCACCTCGCCCGATGAAGCGGCAACATGGTCGCTGGTGGGCGTTTACCGGATTGGTGCGCCTCTGGGGCAGCGCGCTTATCTGCGCGGGGGCGGTGACCTGGCAATTGCCACCACGGTCGGCCTTGTGCCGCTGTCGAAAGCCATTTCGCTTGATGTGACTGCGCTCAACGTGGCGACCATCAGTTACAAGATCGCGGACGCTTGGAGCGATGCTGTCGAATTGCGCGGGGAAGCAAACTGGCAGTGCATGATCTGGCCGGAAAAGAAGGCGGCATTTATTGCCTTGCCCGATACGGTCGGCGGCTCGGACCCGGTTATGTTCGTGTCGAACACCGAAACCGGCGCATGGGGCCGCTATACCAACTGGCAGGGCCTGAGCATGGCCGTTTTTAAAGGGCAGCTGTATTTTGGATCGCCTGAAGGGCGTATTTACCAAGCAGAGGTTGGCGGGCTTGACGATGGCGACACCTATTCGGGCGCTGTTGTGCCGTTGTTCGATGACATGGAATTTTCAGCCGGTGCAAAGGTCGGCAAAATGGCCCGTGCGCGGGTAAGGGCATCGACCACGATCAACGATAGCGTTTCGCTACTGGCTGACTACGACATTGCTCTGCCTCCTGCACCTGATGCAACGCCGGTTTTCACTTCAAACCAATGGGGTTCGGGAACCTGGGGCGAATCGGTGTGGGGTTCGGCGGTGCCCAACGTGCTTAACCAACCTTGGCGGTCGGCAGGAACGATCGGTTATTCGATCGCGCCTTGCTACCAGGTGACAAGTGGGGCTCCTGCGCCGCTCGATGTCGAGCTGATCGACTTTGAAACGCTATACAACATTGCGGAAGCCGTGACCTAGACTTGCCTGCCGCGATGGCTGTGCTATTGTGTAACGCATGGCAATCACCCTGACAGGCGGCGATCACGTTGCGCAATTTGTTTCGGAAAGGCTTGGTGCGTCCCTTTGCCCGCCTTTTACCGCGTTAGGTCTTGAACGCGACGGTGTGTTGACAGGCGGCGTGGTTTTCAATCAATTCGAAGGCGCTGACGTTCATGCAAGCGTTGCAGGAACGGGTTGGACGCGGGGGTTCCTGCGCGCCGTGGGGCATTACGTTTTTGAACAGCTCGGGTGCTGCCGTGTCACGCTCACCAGCGAACATCGCGCGGTTGTGAAATACGCCTGCCGCCTTGGCGGAAAGGTGGAGGGCACCTTGCGCGACCATTATGGACCCGGGCGTGATGCGGTGATCGTAGGGGTCTTGCGGCGGGAGTGGAAGTTTGGTAACGATGACCTAACCAAGCGCGGCTGAACTTCCTTCACGCGTTTTCCGTCAATGGAAAGCGAGACATGAAGACCCCTAAGCCGCCTCCCGCTCCCGATCCCGTAAAGACTGCGCAGGCACAAGCTGGCGTCAACCTGTCGACCGCCATATCGCAGCAAAACCTGAATATGGTGGACCAGATGAACCCGTGGGGTTCGGTCCAGTATACGCAGAAGGGCAACACACGCTTTCGTGATAGCTTCGGCAATTGGGTGGAAATCCCGCGCTATACGCAGACTACCACGTTCACGCCCGAACAGCAGGCAATCTTCGATCAATCGCAAGCGGCGCAGTCGAACCTTGCGGGTATTGCTGAAGAACAATCGGGCCGCGTTGCGCAGACGCTTTCGGATCCGTTCACGTTCGACAACCAGGACGCAGCCGATTGGGCTTTTGACCTGGCTTCGTCGCGCATTATCCCCGAACAGGAAAAGCAGACTAACGCGCTTCGATCGCAGCTTATCAATTCCGGCCTTCGCCCAGGCACTGCGGCTTGGGATTCGGAAATGACGCGGAACAATCGCGGCAAGGTCGACCAGCTTAACCAGCTGGCGCTGCAGGGGCGTGGTCAAGCCTTTTCCGAAGCGCTCGCCACACGCAATCAGCCGCTGAATGAACTGTCTGCCCTGCTCTCTGGGTCGCAAGTATCCAACCCCGCACAAATGTCGTCTGCCGCGCCTCAGGTTGGCGTTGGCGGCGTCGATTATTCGGGGATGGTGCAGAACAATTACAACAACCAGATGCAGCAGTATCAGATGCAGATGCAGAACCGCGGCGGCATGCTTGGCGGTTTGTTCGGTCTGGCTGGGTCACTGGGTAGTGCTGCGATTAAGGGTGGCGTCTTTTCCGACATCCGCCTGAAAACGGACATTGCCCGCGTCGGCACGCTCGACAACGGCTTGCCGGTTTATTCCTATCGCTACAAGGCGGGCGGGCCTATTCACATCGGCGTTATGGCGCAGGATGTCGAAACCGTGCGGCCGGAAGCAGTTGTCGAGGTCGGCGGCTTCAAGGCGGTCGATTATGCGAGGGCTGTGGCATGAATATGATGGTTGCTCCGGCTGGCGTTGCGCAGGTTGTCGATCCTGTCGCGCAAGCGTTGACGCCTTCTGAACCGTTCGTGTGGGGGCATGGCGGTCTGAAAATGTCGCCCCAGCAGGCGGCTGCAATGCGCGAACGTGGCCAGCAGCGGATGCGCGGCGATTATTCGCCGGTGCAACATTGGACGCAGGGGCTTGCCCGCGTTGCCGAAAACGTCATGGGCGCGCTTGAGGCGAAGAAGGCGGAAAAGGCACAGGCTGCTAGTGCCGACGCTGACCGCGCGCTGATGGAAGCGATGGTTTCCGGCGGCGTCGATGACAGCATGATTGCCCGTGCCCTGATGGATCCGAATGTCGGGCCCGGTGTGAAGCAGTTTGCGGGCATGGAATATCAGCGCCGGGTGCCTGCGAAGGCTCCCGCTCCTACCGAAATAGAAAAGCTGATGGCTGCGCGCGGCATTCAACCTGGGTCTGACGCATGGAACAAGACGCTAGACGCGGCGATAACCGGCAAGGTTGATCCTTTCACTGTGCTGCAGACCGGAACGGGGACGTTCATGGGTCCGCAGTCGCTTGTCCAAAGTGCTTTGCAGGGAGGAGGTGGTCAAACATCTGGGGTTCCGGCGTTGTCGGTGCCTCCTGAAGCGGTGGCGGATTTGAAAGCGGACCCGTCACCGCAGGCGCGGCAGGAGTTCGATCAAATCTTCGGGGCAGGCGCGGCTGAACGCGCGCTAGGAGGTTCGGCGTCCGCGCCGAATCCCTTTCGCTAGTGCATCAGACCTCGACGCTATCACCATGCAGGCTGAAAGTGGTGGGCGCCGCTATGGACGCGGCGGCGGGCTGCTTCGATCGCCAGTGGGCGCTATGGGGGAAATGCAGGTGATGCCCGCCACGGCGCGCGATCCCGGCTTTGGCATCCGCCCTTGGGATGGTTCGTCACCTGATGACCTTGCCCGCGTGGGCCGCGATTATCGCGCGGCGATGGAACGCCGCTATAACGGTGACCCTGCGAAGATGTGGGGCGCTTACAACGCGGGGCCTGGGCGCATCGATGCTTTGATCAAGCGTCACGGCAGCGATTGGCTGCGTTACGCTCCGGCCGAAACCCGCAACTATGTCACGCGCAACATTCGAGCGCTAAGAGGTAACTGATGGCTGAAAACCGTTTCCAGAAATATGCGCAGCAGCAGCCGCAAGTTTTCTATCAGGATCCCTCGGCGGTGCGCGACGAACAGCGCGAAGATGAGCGGTTGCGCAATGAGCGCGAACGCCTGCTAATCACGCGCGAGAATGCGTTGCGGGCTGCAGAAAACGATCGCATTGACCGCGAAGAAAGGGAAGCCGAACAGGCGCAGTCCGATAAAGATGCTGCCGCGCTAGAGGCCGCCCAGCGCAGCCAAGTGCGCGAAACCATGGCTACCATGCGCACGGTCATCGCCAAGGCAAAGGAAGCTAAAGCTAGGTCGAATGATTGGTTCGCTACCGGATTTGGCGCAGACACCGCCCTTGATTGGGGTGGCTCTGCTGCGGCTGACGTTCGTGAATTGCTTGCTCCGATAAAGGCCAATCAGGCCTTCACCACGCTTCAGAAAATGCGCGAAGCCTCACCTACTGGCGGCGCGCTAGGTGCCGTTTCCGAACGCGAACTGGCGCTTTTGCAAAGCACAATTACCGGACTTGAACAGACGCAGTCGGATGTTCAATTCCAGTATGCGATGGATGAGATTGTCCAGCGCTACACGCGCGCCCTCGCCGCCTTGGAGGATGGCGACCGCTATTATCGTGAAAACGGTTCGATGGAAGGCTATGTCGGGCTTTCCGAAGAAGACCTTGCGAATTTCTCGCTTGACGGCAACACGCCTCCCTCCGGCAATGACCTCGCCGGTGCAGGCGCGACCACGACAACCTATGAACTGCCGCAAGAGTATCAGGACCGGCACGCAGCTTACCTGCGCCAAAACTGGGGCAACATCACGCCTGACGGTTATGCGCAGTTTCGCGCGGGGCTCGACAATGAGTTTTCCGATGTCGCTTCGCCGGATCTTGAGGCTTACCGAAATATCGTGCCGGCGTTCAATAAGATGGCTGCGGAAGGCCAGCCGCCTGAAGCAGCTGGCTCGGTTCCGGCTGCCACGCGCGAAATGTCTGCTGTCGAGCAAGGCATCAATGACTTTGTGACAAGCCCGTTCGGCACTGGCGCAACCTCCGCCATAAATAGCGCCACGTTTGGCGTTCCCGACGCCTTGGCTGGTCGCCGCCTGCAGGCTGCGCAGGAGCTCAACCCGAAGTCCGCTTTCGCTGGCGACCTCGTTGGCGGCACGGTGGGTTCAATTCTTGGCGGCGGCGGTGCTGCAATGGCTGGGGCGGGCCGCTTTGCGCCGGTGGTCGGTGATGTCGGGTATAGCACGATATTCGGCGGCCTGTCGGATGATGATCCTGTCATGGGTGCGCTGCTGGGCGCGACAACCGGCATCGCAGGCGATCAATTGGGCCGCTTGGGAGGCAAAGCCATTGCACGCTTCCGGTCGCCCGATGATCCGCTTTCGGAAGGGCAG